GTTCATGACAAGCGTCCATACTAACTGCAAATTTAACTTTCTTAAACTTACTCCATAACTCAATTAAATCTTCGTCTACTAATATACCATTTGAATTATATCTTAATAAGATTTTATCTTGATAGCCTTGACGTATAATTTCTTCAATAAATGTTTTATGTTCTCTAATCATTAAAGGTTCACCACCAGCAAAATATACTTGCTTTAAGTTAGGAATTTGCTTATTCATTTCCTCCCAAAACGTTTCCTTCTCATGCCACTTATTATTGAACTCTGATTTGTCCCAAGCCATTTGTCTTTTTACTTCAGGGTCTTCTAATTGCGGAACTAATTCTTTCCAGTCTTTAACCCATTGGCTAGAATCGTGTGGACTACACATTACGCATTTAACATTACACGTATGACCTAAACGTAAATCTAAATATACTAATTCTTCTGGAACTGTACCATCTTCTTGTGTTTGTTTAATTAATTCAGGAATATCTACTCCATCTTTATACCAAGTACCTGTTTCCCAAATACGTTTACTAACAACACCTATTTTTTCTTCATTAAAACATTTAGTACAACTAGCAGGAATTTGTCCTTTAAGCATAGTAGTTCTTACTGACTTCATATAGTCATTGTTCCAAGCCTCCATAGGCGTTTCACGACCGAAGTTAGCAGGCTTACCATGTTCCATTTTTACTAATCCTACTTCATGATCACCAGTAGCCGCTCCGCTGGCATTAGCACTACAACATAAACGCATATCACCATTTGGTCTTGTTGCAAAATGTATCCACGGTAAAACACAGAACGTAGGAGATTTAGAAACGCCTTCTAACTGACGTTGCCATTTACCTAACTGTGAGTCTGCAGGATTATACCAATACTCGTTACTGTCAGTCATCTTCTAATTCCTTTACAAGTGGGACAAATCTTACTCCTATTAAAGATTGTTGCTCAATCAGTGGAACCCCAGCAATTTCCTTTTTCTTTGTAACTAATAATAATTCACCCTTAACAGGTATAATCATTTTTCCGCCAACTACTAACTGTTTTGTTAAGTCAACTGGAATTTCATCTGCCATAGCTGTTACCATAATTCTATCATAAGGTGCAAATTCTTTCCACCCTTTATAACCGTCGCCAACTTTACTAATAATATTTTTATACTTTTTAAGTTTTGGTGCAGTCTTATCATATAATTCTTTAATTCGTTCTACAGTATAAACTTCCTGTACTAGTTCAGATAATACAGCGGCTTGATAACCTGAACCCATTCCTATTTCTAGTACTCTATGCAATGGTTGGAGTTGAAGCATATCAGTCATATATGCTACAATGAAAGGTTGCGAAATAGTTTGTCCATGCCCAATAGGAACTGGCATATCTTCGTATGCTAATTCACCTACAAAATGATGTCTTGGTATTAAAGTCATAGCATATATAATTCTTGAATCAATAGCTTTTCCACCGGCATAACTTAAAGCATGAGCATTAATTGTTTGTAACATTTCGTTCTGTAACTGTTTATCTATTAATCTAGTTTTCATTTTCTTCCAATTATCATATACCTATCGTATTCAGGCAACTCTAATGTACCTGAATAAAACTCTTTACTAATTTTTGAATTCCATCTAAAATCTTTTAGACTATCTACACAATTAATATGTTCTTTATGTGATGCAAAATTATTACTTTGAACAACTATCCATGCATCACCAGGAACTTTTTCTAACCAAGCATCATATTGTTGTTGTGTAATATGTTCACAACTTGTATTAATAACAATGTGTGGATCTTCTGTATATTCATAATTACACATATCTTCTGTAACTGCATTAAACTTACCGTTCATTGCATACGCTTTGTTCATATTTACTGCTATGTCCTTACACGCAGGATCAATATCAACACTTGTAATATGTTTTGCTCCAACATCACTATTAAAAATCATTGTTGCTAGTACTCCATACCACCCGCCAAAAATAACTATTCTATTTGATATAGTATGTTCAACGTTAGCAAGTGTTTCACATAACCATATTTTACTCTTAAGTTGTCCATGCCAGAAGCTTTCTAGCATATGATAACGCATATGATTATCTTCGTTCCGGATTCCATCCATCCAGTAAGCAATATCATTAAGATCAATTTTCATTTACTAGCTCTTTGGGTATTTTACTATCTGCACTACTTACACAAGTTGGTGTTATACAACGGTGGGGTTCTTTAAATAAAGTAAATCCTTCGTCAATAGTACCTAACGGCTCGTCATGACAGCTATACCCTCTTTTAATTTCGCCTCCTGGTTCTCGAATAATACAACTTTGATAGCCTGCATTACACATCCACCCTTTAAACTTATTAAATTGATGGGCATTTAATCTTTCTGCTTGATCTAAAGTGTACTCCTTTCCGTCTTTATCATATAATGCAAGTTGACTTATTTCTTGTTCCATATCATTTTGTAATATTTCCCATTGTTCAGAAGTATATCCTTCAACTACTGCACTTGCTATTTCATTACTTTGCGGTTTAAGAGTAACGTGTAATCCTTCACTTTTAAAACGTTCAGCTCTTTCATAATATTCATCAAACATAGCAGGAACCATAACTTGATTAATTGTAACTAACACTCCTTGCTCTTGCAAAAATTTTAGTTTTCCCGCAAATTCTTTTTCATCAGAAAATTCTGCATGATAACTTGCTGTTATGCTTTTACGATCTAATCCATCTGTTGCTGTTAACCATTTGTTCCACCAATTAAATCCTGGACTAGCATTAGTAGTCATATGCACACTAAGATAATCACTAACCGGCTCTTTATATGCTTTAATTAAATCTATTAATCCTTTATATGCAGTTGGCTCACCACCACTAAAACTAAAATGAAACTTCTCAAATCCATTAGCTCTAGCTTGGCTTTTAATTTGATCCATTGTTTGAATATACTGTTCAAACGGTCTGTGGTCTACAACTTTACTTTTAGCATACGGCCAACAATAACTACAATCGTAATTACAAAATCTTCCTAAGATCCAACTAACTGAAAAAACATTATTTTCCAGCATAGTTCTTTGTCCTAGTTTAACTATATTTTCAAATGGTATTGTCATGATATATGCTTTGTTGTATTAAAGATTGTTTTAGAACACGCTTTGACACACGTCATACACTTACTATCGCCGTGCCAATAATCGCCCATATGTTCCCATAGTATAATATCTTCATCAAGAACGCCATCTTTACAATTTGGTACTCCAATATTTTTTAACATATCTTTTGTATTTTGTGCTGTCATATTTCTTAACGCATGAATAGGTAACGTTTCTTCTAATGGATCTTCTAAATAATCACTACCTATCAAACAACACGAAAAAATATTTCCATACGGGTCAACATATATACCCTGGTCTTCCATACACTTCGGTTTAATAATAGCTTTACTAATTGCTTCATATCTAACATCAGCATCTAATAAACTATCTAATGTTTTATTTGGTACTTTTTTATATTCTGATCGTGTAGCAGGTTCAAGATCGTATTCATAATTTCCATCTAAATCTTGAACTGCAAATTTATCCAAGTCATAAAATCTTGCAGTACTAATAAAGTTTACTTTTTGCACACCTTTTCCTAATAAAAAATATTCAAGTGTTTCAACATTATCTTGATTATGTTTAAAAACTAAACTGTCTACTCTTGCTACGCCGCCTGCTTTAATAAATGCTTCCATGTTATCAATAACTTTTGAAAACTTTGTATTTCTTCTGTACAGTTCATGCGTTCCTTCAAACCCATCTATGCCAAAAACAACTTGACTATGATTTACTGATCCTATTACAGGAGCAAGTTTACTCCACCACTCTTCGTTACGCATACCACCATTAGTATGAAGTGCTAATCTACAAGTAGGATTTGCATCTCTTACATACTGAAAAATTTCTAAACAATCTTGTGCAAATGCAGGGTCACCATAATTTCCACAACTATAAAAATTTGTTAACTGAGCTAAAAATTCTTTTGGGAACCATTCTTTAAATTCAGCTATACTAATATCTCCATTACGAATAAAAGGTTTTGTAGCACCTCCGTGAAAATTTCTTGCACACATTGGACATTGTGCTTGGCACTTATCAGTTAGTTCAATATGAACTGTTTTTATATCCTTAATTCTCTGCATTATATTGTTCTTTAAGCCATTTAAAATCATTAATTTTAAATAATGCTTCTCTATTACCTTGGTTCGCTTCTCCGTATTTTTTACCTGCGTTTGCACCCATTATAGCATAATCACCATTTGGCTTATCCATACCTTCATTACACCATACCATTAATCGCATTTCAGTTTCTTCGTCTACTTGTCCTCTAATAAGTCTACTTGACAACTTAACACATTCGCGGAATGCACTTTTCCACGTATTAAAAGGATCTGTATTAAATGCTGTAATATTACTAATTTCTTCATGGGCGAAAAATTTATTACTAATACTAGTTGTCATATCAGGATGAGTAACATCCATATCTATTGTAAGTTGTCTTGGCAATAACTTTACACCACCATGACCGTATTCTAAAAAGTTTACAGGGTTTTGGCAACGCCATACATGAACAGCATCATGATCCCATTTACTTGCAATATAATCAAACTTCCAATCTTCTTTTAACTGAGCATCTCCGTCTACTACCCAAAACATTTTTGTAAAACACTTTTTAGCCGCGGCTATATGTGCTTGATGTATTCCTTTCACCCCATGGACACGCTTGGCCATAGGAAACCTTGCCTTTAAATCTTCGTAAACTTTATCTGCATTAGGTTCTTCATAGCTTATAAAAACAATATCATACATCTTATTCCTCAATCAAAATTAATTGATAACGATAATCTTTCTTCAGGAACAGTAACAACCTGATGTTGTGTTCCTGTAGGTATAACAATAACATCATTTTTATGTGTAACTAATGATTTGCCTCCAACTAACCAATCAGACGAACCATGTAACTGTTTAACTATAACCTCATACTCATGCTGGTGGGCAGGAAAACTTGCAGTTTGCGTTTTATTACCTTTTGATATATAAAAATTAGCATTAATAGGAGATCCAAATCCTAAAGTTAATTTTCTTTCTAATGAACGTAATTCAGCAGTTAAATCTAAGACATTAGAAATAATAGCAGTAAACCCTTCATCATAGTAACTTTTAAATATGTCAAAATTTATAAATCCATCATGTTTAAATAAATCATAATGATTAACTGATTCCCCCTTATTAGTAATAATTTCAATTGCTGGCTGTCCCCAAGGATATGAATGGGGCCATCTACGTCTTACTTTTAAGAAGTTTAAAACATCTGCATTTTTTAAATTTATTTTATGGTCAATAATAATATTTTTAAACATAAGGCTCCAATTCTTTTGCTAATTGCTCGTGCAATATCCGTCCTGGATGGGCATTATCAGGAAAATCATCTGACTCTTTCATATAATTAACAATTTCTTCATAGTCGTTTACTATTTTTTTAAATTCTTCTGTTTCCGCTAAATCAGATCTTAGAGAACTAATATTATTAATTGCTTCCCAAGATGTAATTAAAGGTATATCTCTACCTAGTATTTTTTTCAACCAATCTTTATGAACGTGCTTAATAAAAGAATAATCGTTTTCCATTCCCCAGGTACGTCCCCATCCTTCTATTACAATCCAAGGAATGTTTGTTTCATCATAAACACGTTGAGCACCTTCAAATGCAACTTGCATTAAAGTACGATCCAATTCACGAATTGTTTTAGTATAATCTATACCAGCTTTATAACTTGTTTGAAAATGTTTTTCTAAATCAACTAACCCTGCCTCTACTGCCGTCTCACGTTTATCTTTAATTCTTGTATAATTTCTAGCAGGTTCTGTTAACATCCAAATAATAACATCGGGATTATAAAATACAGGAGATGTAAAAGGAGGTGCTAATCCTAATGCTTCTTCTGTTTTAAGAATTGCTTCAAAGTTTCCAGCACCACCAAAAGAATGATTAGCTACAGCATGACCAAATAATGTTTCTAAATAATAACCGAATCCAGGCCAAACTAATTGAAAAGGTTTAGGAGAATCCCCTTTAAGATATTTGTCTTGATTAAAAGGTCTAAAAATAGTATTGTTATTATTATTGGCAACGCCGGGGCCAGGAATAATCAGACCCCATTCACCTAATCCGTTACTGTCTCCAACTACTAATATTCTTTTCATCGTGTATTGCCATAGTGTATTACCTTGTGTTTACTTGATTTATATCTTCTCCAAGGGTCTACTACTATACTATCATCATTCAAAGTGCAATATAATTCAGAATGTGCTAATAAAACAATTGCACTAAATGGTCCTTTCTGCGGACATATCAATGGATCAACTCTCATACAATGATATTCTACTTCTGAACAATAATGTCCAACTAACAAACTATAACTACCATCCATTATATCTACTCCTGGTTTATAACTAATACCATTTAAAAGTATTGGTAGGTTAGTTTCGTTAGCTAACATGACTAATTTCTTAGCCATGTTTTTGGCCTGTACTTCTCTAGCTTTCATTATAGCATCAAACATATCATATTGCAAGTCCAATTTTTGAGCCATATGCCGTAATGCAATATTATCTCTTGGGTGGCAAGATCCACCATCACCCATTCCTGCTGTCATATATTTTGAACTAATAATTCGTTTTTTACTTTTTGAAAGAGCGTTAGTGACTACATCGACATTAATATTACCTTGCTTTTCAGCAACATCTTGGATCATGTTAACAAATCCAATTTTCATACTAATAAAAGTATTATAAAAGATTTTAATACATTCAGCTTCGTCCCACGTTCCTATTTCATAACGTGGTTTATTTGCCATTATAGTTTTATAAAACTCTACTAACTGTTCTGCATCAGAAGTTAGTTTTCCATCTTCAGTTCCAATAATTACCATTTCAGGATTTATCATATCCCACGCTACAGTTCCCATAGCTATAAAATAGGGATTATAAACAAACCGTGTGTTGGTAACTAACTGAACAAACTCATTACGAGTAGTACCTGGCAAAACCGTACTAATAAGAACTAATAATTGTTCCTTATTCATATGTTCATTAGCTTCTCGTAAAACGTCAACTACAATATCATAACAAAAATCTTTGGGTTCTAAATGCGATGTCGGCGCTTTACCGTCATAATCAGGATGATGCGGAGTTGGTACAGCAACAAAAATAATGTCTTGATCTTTAACTGTTTCTTTTATAGTATTCTTAACAGTAATAACATCACTTTTTACTTCAGCAATATCATAACCAGTTACATCGTGACCTTTTTCAGCAACGACAGTAGCACATGGTAATCCTAATTTTCCTAAACCAATAAACGCTATCTTCACACGATCTCTCCAATCATTATATACGTACATAAATACGTAAAACAATATTTATGGTAAAAATTCTATATGATCCCTTTAATTGAATACATCAAAAGAAACGTATATATACGACAACCTGGGAGCTCACTTGCGTCTCAAAAATTTCTAGAAGCATTTAACCGAAATAACTGCTTTGATCCTAAAATAATACTTCTTCATGCTTTGATAAAATACCCACGTTGGCATAAAGAGATTAGTCTATTCCCATACCTAAATAGAAAAATGTTCAAACAATTACGTAAAAATCCAAAAGTGTTTTTTATGTTAGATGCAAGTACTGAAGGATTTAGTACCATATACGGTAATACTCCATTTTTTGATATCTTGTATTATAATTGTAAAAAATTCCATGTGCCACCAGAAAAAATAATTTTTATTTCATCTAATATGGTTGAAGAACAAAATTTAATCAGATATAATACTGAACATGGTATAGATAGATCTATTAATGTTGCTTGTTTTAATAACTTTGAACAGATGCTTTTTAACATGAAAAAAGAAACATTACCACAATATGATATTGCATTCAATCCAGTGGCACTTGATAAACTTGTAGAAGCAAGATATCTTGAAGTGCTTAGAGATACTAAAAGATTTTATTACGGTGAAAAATACTTCTTAAGTCTTAGTAGGGTAAATAGACCCCATAGAATTTTAAGTGCTTATGAATTATTTAATAGTAAGATATTTGATAAAGGTATAGTGAGTCATAATAAAATAAAAAGTACATCTGAAAATCTATATGCACTTTGTAGCACATTACCTGCAAACTGTGGCATAACACCAAATGACTTGGCAAGGTTTAGTAAGTATCTACCTTTAGTTGCAGACACTAACGACTTCGAAACTAATCACGCTATGGCATTAAATTCTCATTTAAATAATGCTACATTATTTCAAGTAGTAGGAGAAACATTCGCAGATGATTGTTGGGGCACTAGCAGATTCTGGAGTGAAAAAACATTTCGTTCTATATTTCATATGCAACCATTTATTGTTTGGGGGCAACCTAATGCTAATAAAAATTTACAAGATTACGGCTACAAGCTATATGATAAAATGTTTAATTATAGCTTTGATACAGAAAAGGATACATATAAGCGTTGGACAATGATTCTAAACGTAATTAATGATACTGTAAAACACTTAAATAAAATGAGTAAAGCAGAACATTTAGAATGGCGGTTTCAACAACAAGATGTGCTTAAACATAACTATAAAGTAATGTATCGTGAAAATCATACTAAAGAGGTATTTAAAAAACTTGCATTTAAAATAATAAAACTAACAACATATGAATTATAAACCTGAAGAAGAAAAAGATAAAAAAAGAAAAGAACGCGAAAAACTAATGAAGAAGTTTCTTGCCAAGGGTGGAAAAATTGAAAAAATTCCATATAGCGTAACAAAAGAACAGTTGAAGCGAGGACAATTTTAAATGAAAATGTTAATTACTAATAAACCTAAAAGACTATTTACATTTGGCTGTAGTTTTACAGATTATATATGGGGGACTTGGGCAAATATTTTAGGCTATGAATTCCGTAAAGCTGACTTTTATAATTTCGGAAAAGCTGGTGCTGGTAATCAATATATTTTTAATGTATTAATGCAGGCTGATGCCGCATATAATTTTACACACGAAGATTTAATAGTAGTCCAATGGACAAATGTAAGTAGAGAAGATCGATATTTTCACGCTGGACATCATGGTGTATTACATGACTCAGAAACAAAACACGGAGCGTGGTCTACACCAGGCAATATTTATAGTCAAGATATTTACGACGAAGAGTGGGTTAAAAAGTATTTTAGCGAATATGGTGCATTAGTAAGAGATTTAGCATTTATTAAAGCGGCTCATGGAATGCTTAAACATAAAACTCAATGGCATTTCATACAAATGAATAATTTAGTACATTACGTTGATCAATGGGATTCGAAAATAACACTTGACCAACCAAAAATATTTGGTAACAAAGAACGAATACGACAATTAAGAGAGTTATATGCTGAAACTATAAGTATTCTCCAACCTAGTTTTTATGATGTGCTTTATAACAACAATTGGACTCAGAAATTTAAAGCAGATAAAAAATTAGTTAATAAATTTTTTCAAGATGGACATCCACACCCATTAGAACATTATGACTTTTTAAAACGCACATTTAAACACGAATGGAGACCTAGCACTAACGAAAAAGTTGGTGAAATACAAAAGAAATGGGTTAAACTAATGAACGATGTATCAGCTACTATACCAAAGTTTAGTATTTACAATGAAACAAAACGTTGGCATGATATGGCAAAGTTTGAATTATGTATACGTCAATCTAACAATATCGATTTTAGAACACACCGGTAAGTTCAGGAAATGTTTCTAAAAAGTTTCTATCTCTTATTTTATCATAGTGCTTTGTAAAAGATTGAAACTTAATATGCGACTCAGGATTATATTCTGAATAATCAATATACCTTAAAACTCCATTTAATTGCGACCTTATTCCGAGACCTGTAACAGTTTTTAAATAATTTGCAATTTTTTGATAAGCTACTTGTTTATACTTGCTAGGTAATACTGCTAAAGTATAATGTTTAGGATCTACAATGTTATATAAAATGCCATTTGATATATCAAATCCTTGACTTTGCATATATTCTAAAAAATCAGTAATAGTTATAATATTAAAAACACTAACAACTGTATTAAAATTTAATTTAACATGGGGGGACTCTTTTTTTATAATATTTAAATTATTTTCAACATCAGTCCAAACAGTTCCCTCCCTTATATATTCAGCACGATTGCCCCAGCTATCTAAACTAGCATCAACTTGAACGTTAGCAAATTGATTCCATAATGTAGTAATACATTCTTTTTTATAAAACAAATTACTAACATTAGAATTATATCTTAATGTAACATCAGTACGATTATTATCAATTAAGTATTCTAAAATATCATAATGCTTATCAGTAAGTAATGGCTCTCCACCAGCAAAATAAAAAACATCTATATCTTTATAATAAGGTTCAAATTGTTCATATAAAGCATCATTGTTTTCGCCGCCTGCAAAAATAAAACTATTTTCTTTACCATCTTCTTGAGCCCAACTAGAACTAAATGTTGCACTACACGTTCTACATTTAAAATTACAAATATTACTCCAACGCACATCCATATAACGTAATTTCATTTCATCAAGACTACCGTCTGGATTGGTTTCGTCAATAAACGACATATACTTTGCAAACTGTCTATTGTTATGCATACGTGAACTCTTATTACCTGCTTCTTCGTGTGTCCAACATTGGCGACAAACTGTAGGCTTCATCCCAGAAAGCATTGCCAAACGTAATTTTTTATATTCAGAACTATTCCAAATATCTTTTATAGAATTTGTATGTGTATTTCCTAATGGTTTATTATAATCGCCTATACAACAAGGTAATACTTTACCATCTGCATTGACATACATATGAAGCCACGGAAGAATACATAGTGTTTTAGAGCTGTTTGCAGTCATTATAAAATTTTTGTAGTTCTGGAAACGTTTCAACTAAACTACATTCTCTCCTTTTATCAAACTCAGTAAACCAATGATAAAAATCAGTACGAGCTTGTTTAAGTTTTGCTTCTTCATAATGAGTAGTTCTCATATAATCTACTACACGCCGAAATTTCTCAACTTCAATGACACTGAACTTTGTTCTATCTCCTTCTCTCTCATTATCTTGTAAAAAATCCAAATGTTGAAACATATACGGCATAAAGTCGTCTTTTGGTAAAATATTCATATCGTATATGCTAGGTTCTTTTAGATGAGGGGTGTCGAATCTTATACGTTGCCATTGTGTTTCATTGTCAGTGGAGTTATATTTTGTTCTCCACTCAAGAATTTTTTCTAATAATAAAGTAAAACTAGTTACAGAAAAAATATTAAAAGTAATCATAAAAGTTACGGGCCAACCTGTGTTACTTAAATAATAATCTAAATTTTCTTCCCATAATTTAATATCTAACCCTGTACGAGCGTACTCGGCACGAGGTCCCCACGTATCAATACTAGTATAAAGTTTAAAACTTCTAATCTTATTGCCTGCCCTTAACATCTTAACCTTCTCTGTTAGCTTATGTACCAACGCAGGCTTAACACCCATATTACTATTAACTTCTATTTGTATATGAGGTTTAGGATCTTTATCTAACTTGTCAAACAAGTCCCACAAACTCTTGTGCATTAAGGGTTCTCCGCCAGTAATGCGTAATATGTTTAACGTCTTACTAACTTCAGGCCACCATTTCCACCATGCTTCTACATAGGGGTTTTCTTCTTCCCTATCATACACCTTAAACCAGTCAATATCTTGCTTATGTGTACTTGACATACTATAAGGACCATGATCTTCTATCTCTTTCCAGTATCTACTACTGGCTTTGGGGTGACAATACCCACATTTGAAGTTACATTCATTTGAAAAACTAATTTCTATGTATTCAGGATTGATATTAAAGTCATCATCTTCCCTTTCAATCTCTTGAACACGTTCACGTGTGTATATACTTGCTGTTTTAATATGTCTATCACTAATATATCTATCACCCATTGCCTCAATCTTCCAACAATAGTTACACCCTTCTGGTTTTTCTCCGCATAACATTTGTTTACGTTGTGCTTTTTTCTCTTTTGTATTATGTAACGCACTAGGATTGTCTTTTAACTCTTCTAATGGTATAGGGTGCGGTGCAGGATGATAACAACTATGTGTTTCACCTGTTGCAAGATAGATAGTAGTATGATGCCATTTAGCTAAACAAAATGTTGGACTAAACATCTCGTTTGTGATAGGTAGTACTTTTTTAATTCTGTCTATTTCATTCATTAAGCTACCCAGTTCAAATTTTTTGCATATTCTTCTGGTTGGATTTTTTCTGAAGGTCTAACTTGTGGATACTTTAATTGAAACAACATAGCTTTACGTTCATCTTTAAATGTTGCATATATGTGGCAATGAAGCATATCAAAGTCTTGGGGTACACTTCTTTCTTCCATTAGCTTTCCACCATAAAGAAATGCATCACTTAATACGTCACCTAATTGCTCTTGCATAATTGTATCGTGCCATATATCAGAACTTTCATCATCTTTCATACGAAATGTTCCTATATAGTATCTCATTTTCTACCTATTACCCTATCGGTATTAACGTAAACAGTTTTAAAGAACTTACTTTGATCCTTTGACAACGGTTGATGATCCATTGGTAAGCCTAATTTATTTAAACGCCAACCAAGTTCACCTACTCTATGATATATTTCTTCGTCTGCTACTTTACTATATGTTTCATTCCACATTTTATTAAGGATAGTAAAGTCTCGTGTTTGTGAAACGTCCCAATCAGTAAGTGCAAGATGACAACCTTCTCTAGCACCATAAATTGCCCATATACCATACTCTACATCAATACCAACATTCATCCATATTAACAATCTATGATAATTTTGCCACCAAACATCTTTTGCTAAATTAGTAACCTTTGTCCCTCTGTTAAGACTCATCTTAACACCTTCTCTAAAACCAGCTCTAAAGGCTTGGGCTTTAGTTGAGTTAATAATACTTTCACTATAGTTGTCATTTAATTGATAATAATTGTCAAAATAGCAAAACTCTATCATAGTATCATCGTTACCATCTGTGTTTTCGTGTGTACGCATATTCTTAACAAAGTCTTTAGTCCACATTTTTAAACTACCATTACCATACATTAACCCATTGACGTTAACTTTGCCGCACCAACTAAATTGATAATCATCATCTACGCCTAACGCATCTAAGTCAAGAACAACATTTAAAAATGTAGGATTAATTATTGTATCTCCATCAACTGTAACAAAGTGTTTAGTTTCAGACAACTCTGCACACGCCTTATGAGCGGCATCTGATCCTTCTACACCATGAACCCGTTTAGCCCATGGTACTTTTTGTACTAAATCAACATAATTCTTTTCAGCATTAGGTTCATCATAGCTTAAAAATATAATATCTTGTTCTGCAAGTTTAATATCAGACATAACGAGCTTTCACAAATTTTGATGTTTCATACATTACGTCCCTAAACATCGGAAACGTTAACATATTAGGACCATCTGACGGTGCATTATCCGGATCATCATGTACTTCCATAAACAATCCATCAACACCAACTGCTACTGCGGCTCTACATAACGGTGCTACATGATTTCTGTTACCACCTGTTGATGTACCCATACCTCCTGGTTGCTGTACTGAATGAGTACCATCAAATATAACTGTATATCCTGCTTCTTTCATTATATGTAAACCTCGCATATCAACAACTAAATTATTATATCCAAAACTACTGCCACGTTCTGTAATCCAGACTTCTTTAGCACCTTTAGTTTTACTCATAATACCGTCAACTTCATATGGGGATAAAAATTGTCCTTTTTTAATGTTAACAATACATCCCGAGTCACACGCTTCTCTAATTAAATCAGTTTGTCTACAAAGAAACGCTGGAATTTGAATTACATCTACTATCCCAGCAACTTTTCTAACTTGATCTCGTTCATGAACATCTGTAAGTATCTTAAGTTTAGGAAAGCGTGACTTTATTTCTGCAAAATCTATAAGCGTTTGCTCTAAACCTACTCCACGCTTACTATCAAGACTAGTTCTATTGGCTTTATCAAAACTAGTCTTAAAATAGTAATCAAACTCTTGGTTATATACTGTAGACTTACAATACTCTATAACTTTTAAGCTATGTTCTAAACTTTCATGTTGGCATGGTCCTGCTATTACTTTAAATTTCATGCTTTACGCTTTCTCAACCATAACGGAATGTACCAAACAATCATAAAAACAGGTACCGCTATTAAAACCCAAACATATTTTGCTTCCCACAAGTAAATCATTCCAAGAACAGCAAGAATATCAATAGTACTGTGAACAATTAGGAACCATTTCCTAGTCATTCTATCCATAAGACGTTGTCTAACATCACGTAGGTATGGACTATAATGTCGGATCATACTAAATCCGTCATTTAATAGAAAAATTAATAAACATATATAAAACATTATCGTATTACCTCCAAGGTATATTTGTCAAATCTTTTCATTGTATAAATTGAAACAGGCTCACCCTGAAATTCAAAATCTTCTGTAAATGGTAGACTATGTTCTAGTTTACCGAAATCAAATTGCAAAGTTTTATAAAGAATGTTAGGATCATTTTTTCTAGTGACACTAAAACTTAATTTATTATTGAAACTTACGTTTTGTGACAATAAATTAACTTTAAGATTACCACCTATACTAATTGTCCAACAAGTATCCTTAATATTTTGTGTTATTGTTAAATCTGCATTACTAGTCTTTCTAGTAGGGACTTCATATATGAGATCATTGACATTGTATGAGTCTATTTCGTCTAATAAACGAGATTTTAATTCGTATTGTTTTTTACGTTTGGAGTATTCAACACAATAATGAGATAATTGCTCGATACCTTTTAAAATACCATCAACACTCCTTGGCTCTACCTCAATAAAACTTCCTTCTGTTGGTTTAAAGTTAGGTAATGATAAAACTTCACCTGTGTCTGGATTAAAAACAGCATATCGTTCCATATTATACTCCTACCCACTTTCTATATTTCTTAATTTTGTCATGCGTAACAAAATCGTTCTCAGTATAATGAAAGATTCCTTGTTGCATATGATTTCCTATTTTTAATTTTAATTCTGGCGTTAAATAACTACCTACACGGTTCTGCCATTTACTACCAGGCTGTTCCCACCCTTGCACATATGGTTTCATATGTATAAAACTTGGAAATAAACATTTATTATTTGTAATCTTCTTATCACAGTCAAGTATTTTAGCAACTATTGCCGCACTTAAATCTACACTTAAACTTTTTTGGTATAATTCTTTAGCATACTTGCTATAAAACAGTTCCCAATTATTCATTACCAATTCTAACCATGTATAAAACTCTTTTGCAAACTCTGACTTTTTAAAATAATGAAATCCTGCATATAAATTTGGTAACTTATTTGCAGTAAAAGTTTTACGATAATAATCGCTTGTTATTAACTCTCCTCTATACGTGTAAACATTACTAACAAAAAATAAATCATAATTTTTTAAAAAAGTCCACCATGTATCTAAGTTTTGTAATACTAACATATCAGTATCAAGCACAATTGTTTCGTCATATGGTGATGCATGATACAACTTCCAACGATTATCTACTTTCCAGTCTTTATTTTCTGCACTATCATTCCATGGTATTTCTTTAATGTCATCAAATAATTTATGATACCTGTTTGGAACTGTATCATTAGTAACCAAACAAATAT